GTCCCCTCGTTTCACTAGTAAAGTGAAACCCACCTGTACTTTATTCGTTGCGAATTGGGGTACAGGACCCGTGAGGCTTGTCTAGTCCAGAAGGCTGTGAGCCCGATGGAACCAGGCAAGACGCGAGTGTTAGCCTGATCGCTTAGCGGTCTGCGATACTCGAGTCTACATAAGTTCTTGTTGAACCTTATGTAACCTCGATTACACTCACTAGACCCCGCCTTTGAAAGGAGGAATTTAGGAATGGGGTAAACCGCATGCAGGCAGGTTTCAATGGTGCTGGCCGTATGGTTTAGGCCACTCTCGGTTAATGAACCGATCACATCAAAGAAACTTGTCCAACTTACGATGTCTAACCGCTCCGCATAGTGGAATTTTACCACGCGACAGTCTTGTCGCAGGTACCACCAGGAGCCGCAGGCCTCTCTAACGGAGGAAGACCCATTGCAAGTCTTCGATACGTTAGGTCGCAGGCCACAAAGCGTGAGAATACCACAGACTCGTTGAACAGCCCAAACTGGCAGTATTATGTCATCACCAAAGACTCGCAACGGAAGTTGCGATACTCTTTGGCGATCATAACAAGCAGCCAATCTGTTGTCGCCCAACAATACAGCGGCGGCAAGGGCCCAGAAAGTAAGCGTTTCTACGGGAAAGCATAAAGCATTTCCCATAGTAAAAGCACTCTGGGTTTGAACCACTGTTCCGTCCGGTAATAAAACTGAACGGGATCTGTAAGGTACTACAAGGTCGACGAACTCTTTTGGGAAAAGAAGTTCGAAAAGACTCAGTGATAATCTATCACTTGCGTCCTCTAAATCTATGGTAGAAAATCCATAGAAATGAGACATATCGAAACTCTTCTCTTGAGAGGAGAAGTCGATATGCCGCCTTGTAGAGAGGTTCTCTCCAACAATCGCCATTATTGTAGCGCACAACCCTTGCTGAGCATATTGCAGCTCCTTGGGTTCCGCGCATATAATGCGATGTTTCCTGAAGTCCTTAGGGACCATACAGGCTCGAGCTGGAATCACGGGGTGAAACCCGTCTCTCGTATACGGAAGCTTTTCCGAGTACGAGCCAGACAAAAGCCCCGATGGAATCGAGGATTATCGAGGAAGAACCACTTCTCACGTCCCTTTTCACCACCGGCAACTGCACCAGGTCCGTGTCTGCCCCAAGGGTTTGATTCCCATTGAGCAAGCATTGGATGTAGTGAGTTATCAGGGCGAATTAAGTCTTGCAACAGTCGTCTAGCTACAAGGATGATCTCTTTCACAGGGTAGTCCAGAGGCAATTTTGCAATTGCTTTCTGTTCAACCGTGGGATCGATGATCACTCTCGGTCTCTCAGAGATGCGAGAAACAAAAGCAGACCACTCCTCGTCTACATTGGCAATGACAGGGATGTCAGAAGCCTTTGAAAAGGCGAGGAAGAACTGTCGAAGCAAGAAAACAGAAGCACAAGAGTGCCGAATCGCCTCAGATGAAGAAGCGACCGGTTTTCCTGCTATATCCAAGATGGTTTCAGGAGGTAAGAAGCGATAAAGGGGAAACCCTTCATCATTCCAAACTTCTGAAAACAAAACGTAGAGAAACCGTGGTAAACACGATCTCTCGCCGTCTATGGATACAGACAAAGGGAACGAAGGGTCAACTACCAGTTGTTTTCCGGTAATTAACGATTCATCAATTGCCTTACCTAACTTAGAGAACAGAATAATGGTATCCGGCCACTTTTGTGACTTGATCCATTCCTGCTCATAAGTTAAATGGCATGAGAAGACATCGCTTATGTCGCGTAAGATAGCAGAAGAAACTGCTAGGGAGAAAGAACCAGTATGTGTTAACATACAGGCCTCCTTACCGTTAAGGTTGTTGTCTAGTTTGCTCTTCCCCGTCTTTCGACCGGTAGGCAAAGTTAATTAAAACAGTCCTACCGACAAGGAATCAAAGATCTCTGCCTTCAATGAGAGCAGTGCGATTAGCACTACTAGCGTTGTTAGCAGTACTCTGATCCAGTAGAGACGCGAGGACTCCAAGCATCTCCACCATAACAGTATTGGTAATGATCGACTGATCTTTCGGTATAGAAATATCCAAAAGAAGCTGACCAGTAGCCAATGCTGAAGTTGTGGCGTTACGTTCTGTAACGGCAACTCGAACACCCACGTGATCGTTGACTTTCCCGGTAGATAATTTCCGTGAAATTTCGACGACGTAGGGACAGGCGATCGCTCGTCCAGCGACTTTGAACTGACTTTTGTCAGCAGAAGTGCTAACGAGAGAAAAGGTCACCTGATTTGTGTTGTCCTTGTAAGGAGTGAGAGAACTAGATGCCATAACGGCCTCCCTATTTTGATAAGGTTCTTTGAGCTATCAGGCTTATACCTGACGCACATTGAGTGAGAGAGAGTCCACTGGTCTTCAAAACATCAGACCAGGTCGCTGCTGGAGGGTCACCATAGATGCGGTCGTACTTTGTATAAGTACCGACAGCTGTGCAAGGCAGAACTAATGATCCATAAGTACCAGTAGGTACTTTAAAGGACCATAAAGGACTGCTATTCCACAGCCAGGACGGCATAGATAGAAAAACATCTACCTTATACGTCCAGACGGATTTGTACGAACGTCCAAATCCATACGCACCTGAGGAGTAGATACTTTGCATGTTATGGGATTGCCATATGCCTCGTGTGTCGACGAACCAGTCGATCACGAAGGACCATGGAACAATTTCCCATAAAGTATCTCTTAGCTCGCGCCAGTTTCCCAAGGAGAATTTCGAAAACAATTGTTTGGTACGTCTGTACCGATCAGTTGCATCGAAAACTTTGGTACACATGACGCGTCCAGTATCTTTGCGTCCAATAGAGTGTACACGGGCACAAGTGCCTTGTGTAAAATCCAGAGGAGCAGAGATCTTGGATTGCCATTGACCTTCGTTACCTAAATTACCAGCAAAGTAATTAGGCAGCGTGCTGAAGTACTCTTGTTTAGAACTCCAGCGAGAGAAGCTTTCCTCTGAGTCATCTTCATGATCACAGATCTCCTTTATAGCGGAATGGCCTTGCTTACACAGCGAGGTCAAATCCATATAAGAGGATTTCCAACCATAAAGATACTCGAG